ATTGCTAATGCAATAGTTACTGGTTCATTTGAACTATATGCTAGTGTGTTATAGTTTGCGTTTTGGATAAAGCAACCGTATAACTCGAATGTTTCTAGTACGTTTGGTGTGTTAGCACCGTTACCACCATCTAAGATTTCAATACGTGTTGTGTATTTGTAATCAATACCTGATGCCGCACTTGACTGTTCGAAAAAGTCAAATTGTTTCTGAAGTTGTTCGCCAACTAGTTTTTGTACACTGTTGTTAACATCTTCTCTTAAGTTCAATGTAATTGGTTCCCAAGTAGGACGACCTGCTAGGTATGCTCTACTATTGTAAACTGGAATTTCTAATTCCTCAAAGTTTACTGTTGGGCGTGTTACATCAATTACTTGTTTTGTAAGTTCTGTTGTCGGTGTTGATACACCAAAGTTCTCAAGTGTCACTCTAAAGCGATACTGTAGTTTCGGCATCAACAAACCTTGTGTTGATGCAGATGCGTCGCTCGCTAGTGGTACTGTAATTTTTGAGAGTGTTGAAATTGCCATAATGTTTTACTCCTGTTACAAGTATTTATCATTAACGAGCCCCATATTTCAGGGGCTCATTTTTTGAATTATAATCCTGCAATCTCCCCTGTATTCTTAAGTCTTAATGGAATATAAATGAATTCCACAGCCTTAACTGGTTCAATTGCTATATCTAAGTATAGTTCGTTTCTATCAATTCTACTTGGAGTATTGTTAGATTCATCACAAACCACTATGTAGTCGTATAGTGCTCTACTTCCAACTAACTCAAGCATTAAACTTTCAGCCGCTTGTTTGATCTCATCACGTGTGATCTTATCATTTGGCTCAAAGATATAAGGCTTAGCAAGTTTATTAAGTTGACTACGCATGTAAATTACAAGTCTAGCAACGTTTACTCTATCTAATGCACTTGCATTCTTTGCTCTTGTTTTCTGTCCGAAACAAACAAGTCCTGCGCCTGTAATAAATGTAATAGGGTTAACACTAATTCCAAATAGCGTATCACGCTGTCCTTCATTTAGTGCAATTGATACAAATTCGCCTTCGTTATCAATGTAACCTGTTGCTGTTGCGTTAGTAACTCCACCACGTCTTGTTCCTGCTGGAGCAAACCATGGAAACGAAACTTGATCACTTAATGCAATAGTTCTTAGCATCATATGACTTGGCGGAACAACAATGTTGTTACCTGCGTTGTCACTTGTGAAGCCCCATGGGTAATAAACACCTAAGTATTCATCTCTACTTACTAGTCCATCGCTATTATCTTCAACTGCAAGAGCAACGTTTGTGCCCCATTCGTTAAGTGAAGTAGCACTTGAATCTAGTGTTGCTGGTGAATCACCTACAACAAATGCTGTTAAGCCTCTGTCATAGTTTAGTGAAATCATTTCGCCGATTAGTTCTGGATAACCTGGTGCCGCCATTAAGTTAAAGATTCTTGATTCGTCATCTCTAATATCTTGGTTGCTATTAATCATTGCTTGCATTGCTTGTACAACAACTGCTCTCTGTGCTGATTGACCAAACTTACCTGAACCATCTGCGTTGTTTGCTGACTCAGTAATCCATCTGTGTGGATAGTAGCCATTCATTGGTGCATCGCCGTCACGTCCGTTATCTGCTGTTAAGTCAATGTAGTTACGTACAAATTTCTTAACATTGAAACCGCTTCTGCGTGTGTTGAACAAAATCATGCCTTTTGGATATAGTGCAGGATCTGGAGCATCAAAGTCTAAGAAGTTACTTGTAAGTAACTCAACAATAGTTGCTTCTTTGCTGTTTGCACCTGCTGTTGACCAACGTGCATCACCAAATAGTACACCGTCTTGTGTAGTTTGATCACTTGAATCTAATAATACCCATTGTTGTTTAGCATGTGACCAGCGATAAATCTCTGGATACTTGTCAATGTTTGTTGTATTAATCCAAATGTCACCATCTTTAAGAGCAGTTCCATCTGATTGTCCTGTTGCCGCTAGTGGCTCAGTTGCACTTACAATTGGTCCTGCAGGGTCAGTTTTATCGCCTGTCGCCGCCGCAAAGTACGGACTAGTTGAATCTTGATAACCTACCCAAGTAGTACCATTGTGTACCATAATGTCTGCTTCATCAACAACTGAATTGTACCATAGTGTACCATCTGTTGCTAATGCTGTTGGAGCATCTGGACCATTAGTTGCACTTAGTACTTTCCAGTTTGTAGCAATAAAGTCTGCACTTGTATCGCCTGCTGGAGCCGCATATAAGTTTGTAGTATCTGATGTACTAAAACCAATTTGTGCTAAGTGTCCGCTTGTGTCTTTAATTCTAAAGTCACCACCTTTTGAGTGTGAAATTACAACTCTGTTAGCACTATCAACACTTGCACTTACGTTTGTAAGTCCTGCTGAGTTGATTGCACCTGCAATATGATCTGCATCACCTGCGTCACCGTCGACTGCTTGTGATACTGTAATTGCACTACCTAATGATGCACTGCCTACAATTGACTCTTGAAGAGTAAATGATGCTGTACCACTAGATGCTTGTGTTGAAACTGCACTTGATGTAATTGTTGTTGCGCCTGTTGCTGAACGTTTGTAAACTTTAAAGTTAGCAACTAAGTCACTTGCTTCTGCATCATTTGATTTGATGTAAAGTGAATCAGTTCCTAAGTTTACTCCGCCACCTGATTTATCAAGTGTTGCTAACGCCGCTTGGTTTGTGCTAAAGATTGGAACATCTTTAGTGTCCCATAATTTAGTTGCACTGTTCCATGCTTTGATAGCCCATTTGGCACCTTTATTTGCAGTTGTAGTTTTAGCCCAAATACTTCCTGTTGGACGTGGAGTTGTATCGCCTGAACCAAACTCGGGAACACTTGTATGAGGGGCAATATTCAACGCCGGTGCCGCATAAGTTCCTGCTACAAGACCCATGTCGCCTAATGCGCCTGTGCCTTCTGCTAGTACTATGTTAACACCTGTTGAGTGTAATCTTAATATATCGTTAGCCGCTTCAACTGATGCAGTTACGCCTGAAATGCTCAAGCCGTTAATAACTGCCGCCAATGCTGTTGCGTCTGTTGCGTTTGCTGTTACTGTTGTACTGTTTAAAGTAAAGTTCAAACCTGAAGTTGTTGTAGCACCAGCAGTACCTGATACTGTAGCCCAACTTGCTTTCCATGCGCCAGTTCCTACTTCAACCCATGTACCACTTTCATTTTTGTAGTATAGTTTGTGTAGTGTACTTGCCGCTGTAATAGCATAATCGCCTACTGCGCCTACTGATGTTTTTGGTGCACCTGTTGCAACTCCACCAACTAATTTTGTTACGTCAGTAATTACTGTTGGTGCTTTATAACCAAATGACTGTCCGCCAGTTGTAGTTACTGCCGCTGAATTCCATTCAAAGACACCATAGATAGTACTTGCTGTATCTACCCAATATGTGCCGTTTGCTGGATCGCTTGTTGGTGCGTCTGCGCTTGCTGTTAGTCCTGCAAGATCAATTCCTGCTCTAACAACGAATGCTCTGTTGCTTACGCCTAATAACGAGTAAGCCGCTTGTAATCCATATTCATTAAGTTCACCTGCATGTATCGGATTATTGTTTGAATCCGTATAAAATGTTGGTTCGCCGAATGTTTCTACTAAATCTCTTTGTGAGGTAACCAAGAAAGGTTTACCTGCATTTGCCGCTGTTGTACCTGGTGCTGTACCAGTACCTGCCCCATTTTGCTTATCCTGGGCAGTTGCAACAAATATCATTGGTACGGTGCCTGGTTCGCTGGGCGTGTAAAAACTTTCGTCTATTACTTTAACCTCAACACCTGGTGATGATAATGCCATTGTGTTTCTCCTTAATAAAAGTGTTCGTAGTATTTATGTGATTTAAAATTAAACTGCCTATAATAGCATCAGAAAAAGGGACCAAAAAGGTGAGGTAAATACGTTATGAGACCTTTATGTGATTGTAAACTAAGACCTGCGGCTATAAATTATAAAAAAGCAGGCAAAACCTACTATCGTAAGAAATGCGAAGCGTGTTTACGTAATGGCCCTAAGCACGGTGTTCCTAAATGGAAGCAACGTGGATATGTGAAAAAAGACTATTGCGAAAAGTGTAATTACAAGAGTGTACATCCTGAGCAATTTAACGTTTTCCATATTGATGGTAATTTAGATAATTGTTCAATGTCAAACTTGAAAACAGTATGTGCTAACTGTCAGCGTCTTATACAGAAACGAGGTGTTCGTTGGAAACAAGGAGATCTTTTACCTGACTTTTAAGTTCTTCAATTCCTAAGTCGTTATATATAACATTGTTAAAATCTACGTTTGCCCAGCGCCATTCGCTTTCATGTACGTCTTTAGGCTCAACACCTATATCTTGATACATACGCATCCATACAGGATCTTGACCACGTTTTACACGCCATACTTCACCATGTATACTTTTAATCATATTTGCTTCATTAGGAAATCTTACATCAGGAATAACAAAGTCTTTAGTAGGATATTTCACTAGTTCTTGCTTTACTAAACTAACCCAAATACCGTCATCAAACCCATGACGCATACAATCAGTACCAAACTCTTGTAATACTAGTCTTGGTGTGATAGTACGTCCTGTTTCTTTAGTCCAAAACTCGTCTTGTGTTTCTCTCCACTCTCTACTCTCTACAGTATCACCTTCAAGCATTTGTCTATCCCAATTAAATACGGTTGCTACACCATCTTTTAATTTGTCAGCAAAACTTAGTTTTGTAAATCCGTGATTCTCAACTAATATATCTCCTACTGTTCCTTTACCACAGCCTATCAAGCCGCATATTCCTATTATCATAATTTTAGTTCCGATGTACCACCGCCTACAGTTCCCCTAGCAAAGAAATTAAATGCCAAACTGTATCGTGGAGTTGTTGTTTGATTTGGGGTTACTTGGTGTTCTAAATGACTTGGGAATATAACTATGTCTCCGCTCTTAGGACTTATAGTAAATCCTGGAGTATTCCATTGGTTGTGATTTTTAAAACTTACCCTAACTGTATCATGGAATAAGTTATAATATAGATGTGATTTATGAAACACTATATCACCTGCCCCTGGCTCATTTTGAATATAATATACTCCACTTAACATTGCATTACTATGCCAATGTAGTGTGTTTTGTTCATCTTTTGCATGTCTGTTAATCCAACTATTTTGCATCTCAAACTCTACATCATCATTTACTTGTAATTCATCTTTTACAAAAACGTTACATGCTTCTTGTATTTGTTTTTTTAAGTTTGATAACTTCGGATTATTTAAAATATACTTGTCATCAGTATGATCATGTCCTGCCGCTTCATCTGGATAATCTAAATTTTCAATCCATTTCATTGTAATAGGATCTACAGTACCAATATTTGAATAAAATAAAGGTATAGCAAATAAAGGTGTAGTTTGATATTTCATATATTAATCCTTACTGAATTTGTTCCTAGTTTACCTTTAGGAAAATAATTAAAAGCCAAACTATATCTATCTTGTTTATCATTACTAAGTGCGACCTCATGTTCTAAGTGGCTAGGAAATATTAAACAATCTCCAGTCATAGGTTTTACTGTCCATGCTCCAATAGTATATTGACTCCAATTTTCTTTTGTATTAGGTCGTACATGTTCTGGAAATGTATTAAGATGTTGTCTATTCTTTCTAAATGTAATAGGATTAGAATGGTCTCCTACTTCAGGATAATATACTCCACTAATTAATGAATTAGCATGATTGTGTAATCCTATATCACTACCAGTATTCATCTTATTAATCCAACTTGTAGTAAGTTCGAACTTTGTATCGTCTGTAACATCTAAAACTGTATGAGCAAAATGATTTACTGCACGTTCTATTAGTTCTAGTAAGTTACTTAATTTTGGCTGATTAAGGACATCAAATCCTCGTTCTGACGCTGGTAAATGATCTTCGTTGCCATATTGTGCAACAGAACTATTTGGGCAGTCTAAACGCTTTAGCCATGCAAGTGTTATTGGATCCAGAGGTCCAATATGTGTCTTTAGCAAAGGCGTTGAGAATAAAGGTGTGATATCATAATGCATAGTATAATAATACTATCAATATATCAGTTTGTCAAGTATTTTTTAACCTATTGTGAATCCGTAGCCCATTCCACCGGCTACTTGCTGTGATACATCCATTTCAAGTTTTTCTAGTTCTGCTTGTGCTTCTGCTTTGAGTGCATCACCGTTCAAAGAACTACCACCTTGTGGTCCTGCTATTTGTGCAAACTTACTACGTGCTTCTCCTAGCATAAATTTACAAGTTGCTACAGTATAATCTTTAATCCATTGACTTGCTAGATAGTCTGACAATAATTGTTCATCTGGACGATAATTGTAACAAAGTAGTAACAATGTTTCTTGTGTTCGAGGACGCTGTAACATTGTAAATTCTTTTGTAGTTGTATTCCATTTAAATTCAATATAAGAACCAAACATTCTACCTACTAGTTCTTGGTACTGACTAAACATATCATATGTTGCTAGTCCGCCCATGTTAGAACTTGATAACAAGTAAGTGTTAGTGTATGCCATGTTGAATGGTTCAAATAATGTACCACCATCTCCGCCACCTGATCGTGAACCAATTGAACGTCTGAAAACTCTTCTTACTTCAATTACATTATCTGGCAAAACATAAGTGTTTTGATCTTCAACTGTTGGCATAAACATATATGATTCTTCAACTGAATTATCTGAACGCTGTCTAAATTTTGATAACGCTTTTCCTAATGCAGTTTGATAATGAACTGGATCTAGTTCAACGTCTACCATACCTCCGCCCAATAGTGCGTAAACGTAGTCGTAAACTTCTTGTTTTTTAGTTGCTAGTGTAGCCATATGTAAAGTCTCCACTAGTATTTATCGTTAGATGCCTCGTTCGATAAATATGTGTATGCCAAGACTATCCTTATATAAACCAGAAAAGGGCAACGATTACGCATTTATGGACAAACAAGTCTATGAAATGTTCACTGTAGGCGGAACTGATATATTCGTTCACAAGTATCTAGGCCCTAATAATCCTGATGAAGCAGATGCAACTGCGGATCAGCCTCGCTATAATGCTGTCAAAGAAACTAATATTCAAGACATGTTGTTCCTTGAAAATAGGGATAGAAAATACGATCCAGACATTTATACTATGCGTGGCATCTACAATGTACAAGATATTGATTTTGATATGAGTCAATTCGGCTTATTTCTACAAAACGACACATTGTTTATGACCATACATATTAATAATAGTGTAAAGACACTTGGTAGAAAAATTATGAGTGGTGATGTAATTGAATTACCACATTTGAAAGACGAATATGCGGCGAATGATTTTTCATATGCACTAAAAAGATTTTACGTAGTTGAAGATGTAAACAGAGCCGCAGAAGGTTTTTCACCTACATGGTATCCACATCTATATAGAATTAAATTAAAACAAATTGTTGACTCACAAGAGTTCAAAGAAATATTAGACTTACCTGCACAAGAAGGTTCAACTGATACTTTACGTGATGTATTAAGTACCTATGAAAAAGAAATGAATATCAATAATGCTGTGATTGCACAGGCAGAAGCAGATGCACCTAAATCAGGATACGATATAGGACATTACTATACACTAGCAACTAATGATGATGGTACTGTTGCACTCAAAACAGCAGACGAAACTGATATAGATGCAAGTAACATAGGTGTTCAAGCAGGCGATATTAGTGATCGTCCAGATAGAGCAGGATATCAAGGATACTTACTAGGCTTTGAAGGTAACAATGGTGCACCTTATGGCATGGGAATTAGTTTTCCAACTGCATCAGTAGACGGAGATTATTTTTTGAGAACAGATTATTCACCTAAAAGATTATTTAGGTATGACGGCAATCGTTGGATCAAGTTACAAGACGGTGTAAGAGTAGACTTAACTAATACTGACACACGTAATACACAGAAAACAACATTTATTAATAATCCTGCAACATCACAAATTGGTGGTGAAACAGTTCCTGAAAAACAAAGTCTATCAAAAGCACTTAGACCTAAGGCGGATAACTAATGGAACATTTTTATGACGGCCAAGTAAGGCGCTACGTTACTCAAATGGTAAGACTAATGAGTAACTTTTCTGTCAAAGACGGCAAAGGAAACCTTACTCAGATACCAGTAACCTACGGAGATCTTACACGTCAAGTTGCAAGTATAATTCGTGACAACACA